AGGATTCTAGAGATTCATATACGGGTATTACTATATATTTGCATATCTTATTTTCATTTTTGATATACATCGCGTTTATAGAGGCTATATTGGCTTCTGTCTGTCTATCTTCAGGCTTTAATTCATCTCTCTTCTTACCATTATATTTTCTGAGATATTTTGTAATATAATAGCCTTCAATATCGCAGAAATATTTAGCAGGGTCTTCCTCAAGCTCTATTTTAATATGGAAGATATCGCATAGCATTTTAGATACTTCAAGCATACTATCGGCAAACTTATGGAATTCAAAGTATTCGGCATCTTTCTCTTCAAAATTATTCTTAAGCTGATATACTCCTGTGATTTTATCACCATTATTGAAAGGCTCCAGGTATTTATTGGAGTCCAATTTCTTGCCCCCGTGCTTCGCTACAACATTCTTAGCACATTCCTCCATCACCTGGCATATATTTTTACACCTTTTCGTAGAATATACATCTGTCGCCTTTTTGCGTTTATCCCAATTCCTGAATCGCCCAGTAATTCTGCCAAACAATTGATACATAGTGTCATTCAATATATTATCATAGCCAAATATAGCAGCTGTGAAGCTTCCGAGCTTCTCAGATACAAGTGTTTGACCCATACCGACGCAAATGAAGCCAATATATACAAGCGGCCTTTCGCTTATATTATTTGCCTCCATATAATTCGCTATCAAATCTCCCAGCTCGCCTTCTTTCAATACGATAGGCTGTGATATCGTATCGCCATCCGTGTTTTTATATTGAATGTTCTTTTCAACACTATTCAGAACTATAATTACACACGATGGCTCGTGTTTAAATAGACACTCTCTTAAATAATTATGGGTAATCCTTCGCACATTAGCGGGTATAAATACACGGCTATATTTACTCAATATATCTGGATACTTTTTGAGAGTATCCTTGATAAAATTCATAGTAAATATTTCGTTGTCCCTAAAGCCCACATCAGCATAATTGGCATTTTTGGTGCTTTTATATGCACTATCATTGTCTCCATAGCATATAAAGTTAGTATCATTATAGCCTATGTAATCCGTGTCATAATAGTTATCTATATGCAATATATTGATGTTAGACCAGAATCCCATCTTATTGTCGCTCCAGATATTATTAGGTGATGCTGACATCGCATACATTGCCGATACAATCTCCAAATCATTGATAGTCTCAATATGCTTGCGAATATTACATACAGTATTCTTAATATATTTATGAAGCTCGTCAAAATATACGAAGACACGCTTGACAGCTGTATTGCCCTCGCTGAGCTTATAAATAGTATCAAAGCAATCGTTGAATCTCTTAGTATTACTACACGCTATGACAATCCGGGGCATATTCCATTCTGCCTTTGTAGCCTTGGTCTTCTTAGTTTCCTTTTCTTCGGGTTCATTTAATATATGAGCTGCCTGTTTGATGTGCTTGTAATCTCCCTTATATACAGAAGCAAATACACATACCGAACCATCACCATATTTATCATTGACTTCGCTCAACCGGTTAGAAAATTGCTTATTATTCAGAAGCGTATTCATAGTAAGTACTATGTGAATGCTACGCCCTTGCTCTTCATCTTGTTCCAGACTTTCCATAATTTTATTGACTATGACGAATGTCTTACCCATCTGCGTAGGAAGAACACAGAGATTGAACTTGTTATGTTCCATCACCGTCGCCTCTTGTAGCCTCGCAAGTTTAGATAAGAGTTTTTTTGAGCCAAGAACTTTTCTAATAACAATTATATAGGACTATTAGGCTTCTATGAGTCAATTTTTATTATTATAAAAACATATTTATTCTAAGTGTATAAAAAATAAAAAATAATATTAGATGGATTATAAGAAGTTTGAGGAGAATATATATAAATATATTTTAGAATATAATAAAGGCAGAGAGAAGGCTATTAAGAAGGTGGAGAAAGTTCAAAAAATATTGAATCTTACAAATGAAGAAATATCGCAGATTATTATTTCTTTTGATAATCTGTTGAGTAAAAATGTATATAAATATTATTATAACAAAGCTTCTTTAATAGGTAAAAGCATATACACAAAGCCCGATGGTGCCCCTGAAGATAATGTTAAAACCTGTATATCTAAAATATACAAAATAAAGTCTCTTGTAAAATTGAAGAGCTTATCTGAAAATACCTTTGCTACAAAAATAAAAGATAAGGATAAGATTATTAATTTTTCTTTATACGACGACTATAGTATTGAGGAAAATTATAAAAACTTGGAGAAACGCAAGTTCGTATATAAAGAACTCGCGAAGAGAGAACTGATACCAAAGATAAATGATATTATTATGTGTAATAATAAATGCGATAATTCCAAACCGCAGAGAGTTAAAAAGGCAGATTCAGGATATTATATAATAGTATATGATAATCCGGCAGACTATAGACAATTAAATGCCGAAAATATAAACAAGTTATCGGCAGAAGACAAGAAGAAACTGCTTGCTAATTTGGAATTATTCGCACAAAAAATACTTGACAATAAAATTATATCATATACCGAATTTGTTGGGGAATATTATGAAGGAGGTATTAAATGGCTATTCTTTGATAATAACCTAAAGATTGTAATTATTATAACAGACAGCTATTCTATGTATCAATTTAGTGATAAAGAAAAGGCTACTATGGATAAAAAGACCCTTTATAAAAAAATAACTAAGAAGCTTTTAAATAATACCGAAAGAATACAGGGTTTATATGTCAAAAAATATGTAATATTGAGATTATTACAAGAAAAACAGTTGATTATATAAGAACACTTGCTATATGCATGGATAATATGGTCTGATATTTTACAATTAATAAAAAAATTGACAAGAAGCAATATTAAAATAATTATACAATGTTTCAAAACATCGTCTTCGCGGTTGCCCTCTTCGCTACTATTGCTATGTCTAACATCGGCATAACCGATGCACGGATGAGAATTAGCAGAATGAGAACATCTAGATGCGAGTGTGCATCTACTGTATCAAAAGAAAGAGATGAAGCCTATAATAAATACAATACGGCTATTAGCATTTCAGAAAATATTATTACCATAAATAATTGTCCACCGGGAAAAGAATTTAAATACGACGATTACAGTGATGATTATAAAGTTAATTGTAATAACTGTCCTGATAATTATTATAGGACTTCTACAAATACATCTTGTCTTCATTGTCCGGTTGGTTATTATTCTAAATCGGGAGATGCCGAATGTACTAAAGCTAAAACAAATAGTAGTAATGTGCATACTTTTTGTGGCGAAGGTAGTATTTCTGGTAATAACAAGTTTGCCGAATACAAAGAGAGTTGCTATAGTTGTTATGCGGAAAATAAAGAATATATGCCTTACAAAAATAATCACGATAGTTGTTTTATCTGTCCTAAAGGAAGTATCGTAGATAGAGCTGCAAAAAGTTGCACTGAATGTCCTGCTGGATATTATGAAAAAGATAATATATGTATAGAGTGTGATATTGGAACATATAACGATAAACTTGGTGCATCTAAATGTAATGTATGCAATAATCAAAATGCTATTGCATATAATTCGGTAGGAGGATATAATTGTGATAATAGCATATTCTATGATTTGACGGATACAATTAAAAATAATCTAATCAATATGGATATGGTATTAAAGCCACTTGCATATAGTGCGAATCTTGGTGTCGCAATGATTAGCAATAATCGTCGTGCAGCCGAAATCGTTATTCCCGGTATTGCGATAACATATTTCGCTATTATTAGTATGTAAATGTCTAAGATATGTATAATATGTAATTATATATTTTTATATTTTTATATTTTTATATTTTTATATTTTTATATTTTTATATTTTTATATTTTTAGCAAGTTAACAAATACTATTTGTATATAATTAGATTATAAAAACGATATTATATAAATAAAAAAATGATTCTATATATATAGATTATAAAGGGCATAATGGCGATTACATATAAAGCAAATATTGTTGAGGATGTTCTAAAGGTTATGGAACATTTGAATGACACCAAAATATCTAAACCTATTATGACAATTTATGAGTTTGACAAAATAATTGCACTGAGAACACAGCAAATTGCATCTGGCGCTCCGCTATTTATTAATGATATGACAACTAATGTCAAAAGCAATATGGAATTGCGTCAAATAGCCCTAAAAGAACTTACAGAAGGACGATTGCCTTTTATGGTTGAGAGAAAATTGCCTAATAACAAGAAGGAATATTATAGAGTTCGCGACCTTGATTTAGTAGCTGTCAGAGATAGAATTAGATAATGTATGTAAAAATTGATAAGTAACAAGTATTTTCTTTTAAAATACTTGCATAAACTGTATAATATGAATTGTCCCCTATTGAACGATGATATAATATATTATTTAAAAGGTCATATATATATTAATGATTATGACAAAATGAAAAATGTATCTGTAAAATACAGAGATTTATTTGATTTGAATCCAATTTTATATAATAAATATTATGATATATTATTAACTATTCGCGGCGTTTCCATAGAACACATATTTGATATTATAGATTTAAATATTAGAAATAAATATAAATTAAAAAGGAATAAAACAATTAAAAAGAAACTCTTAAAATATTCAAGTCTTTTAGAAATATGTATTAATAATAAACACATATTTGTTATAGAATATCTAATTGATATAATATACAATACATCTAAAAAAAAATTTGATAATATTATAAGTACTATTAATCATTTATATAATAATGATGAATTATATTACGGAGACATAACTAAATTTTGTTCTTCTTTAACAATTATTATTCAATATTTTAAAAATGATATTATTTATAATAATCAAAATTTAGAATTGTTATTCCAATTGAATATAGCTATATTACTTTTAATTATAGTTAAGAAGTTCAGTTTTTGTAATGAAATTATTGAAAACCATAATAAGTGTTGTATTGATTTATTCAAGACGCAAAATATGAAAATAACTGAATATTTAGATATTATTCAACAAGGGATGTATGGTGATGAAAAATATTTTAAAAAATATTATATTAATTATATAATAAATATATTACAACAATTGTATATTGATGTATAATATTATATAATGTATAAAAAAATGATATCATATATAAAAATTATAATATAAATGAGCGAATTATTTTTACAAGATGATATCATAGATGCTTTTAAACCTAAAATTGATATAGATGATTATGATAAATTAAAAAGGGTATCTATAAAATATAAGAAATATTTTGATTTGAAGCCTATTATAGATTCAAAAAAATACGATGATATTATGATTATACAAGGATGTACGGTAGATATCCTCTTAAGTATCATTACAAGACATGTAATAGAAAAATATAATTATAAAGAGATTAAAGAAATTGCAGAACAAATCTTGAAAAATAAAGGTAAGTTTAGTTTGACATTAGATAATAAAGGGCATAGTATTTTGAAATATGTTATAAAACTTTATTATAGTTGCTATAACAATAATTACAACGGTATTATATTTTCGCTTTGGATTTTTCGCAATTTTTGTAATAAAAATTTAAATCTTACTAATATTGAATATTTTGTTAATCCTATCATATCATATATTGAAGATATCAATAGAGAAGATACCTTATCACTATTTAATATAGACGATGAATATAATGATATTGACAATAGCAAAATAGTTATATGTATAAATCTGAAAATATATTTATTAATTATTATGAAAAGATTAAATACAATAATACCAGAAAAATCACCAAAGAAACTTGATAATCAGACGATAGATATTATAAATAGAAGTTTGCAAGAAAATGTAATAGATTACATTGATTTTAACACAAATGCTCTTGGTTTCCCGAATTATTACATAAAGTATGTAAAATATATTTGTAATAAAATAATGCTATGATGCGAATGCTAAAATAGGGGCAATATACAACTTTTATTTACACACACTATATTACAATATTGATAATGATCTGAAAAATCGGTGATAATTTCGGTACCGTTGGCAGTCAAATATGAAAACTTGTGAAACCCCTTTTGCTCTAAATAATTTATGACATCTATCATTTTCGTTTTATTATCTAAAAATGTCCCCCCATATTCAAATTGTACGACTTTTATATTTTCTATATAATCTCCAAACCCTTTGATAACATTCAATTCATATCCTTCAGTATCTATTTTCAGGAAATCTATATTTTTTATGTCATTATTGATTATATAATCCTTACCTGTT